CCCTCTCATCACAGGTGTGCCGGGGCCGGAACAGGGCCACGACTGGTAACGGTCGTGTGTCGGTGTCCCCCGGTGACGCATCGGGCGAGGGCGGAGAGCCCTCGGGTGGTGGCGAGTATCGGCTTGCGTCGGAAGGCCCACAGGGTACTGTTGTGACCCCTGTAAACTTCCATCTTGGGCAGCCTCATGGGCCCATTGACGACGGACCACCTCTCCCGGAAATTGAGCGCGTCTTCTTCCCACCTGAAGAAGTAAAAGAACAGGAAGACGAAGGTTCGGATACGGTGTTGTCTGGTAACCCTTTTTCGGTGTTATCAGACTACGACGCGTGTACCTTTAGTCGACGTCTTATGGGTAAGGCGAGGACCTTGGTTAGATGGTACTCTAAGTACTTGCCTCCAATATCAAGGTCGTCTCACTCTCCTGGGGTTTCCCAGGATTGGGGACTACCCCCAACGATAGAGTGCGGCGGTTTGTACTCCGCCGTGCGTCAATGCTTCCCCGCTCAGTTGGACTCTGAGTGGGAGTTGAGTTTCCGAACCGTACGTAAGTGCGAGAAAAATTGCTGTTCGGGGTGCCGCCCGCGCTTCGACAGCAAACTCACCGAGTGGGTCCGAGACCGCTACGCCCCAGTTGAGGTCAACCCCGAGCATCTTGCTCGGTTTCGAAAAGTACTATCGACTAATGTTGACGAGGGGTGGGACCAATTTAGGACACCATTTATCCCGAATGGTAACGCCACGCTGAAGTGGCGCCGGAAGGATGGAGGGAATTGGAACAAGGAGGAGTTTTCGCCGTTGGCACGCGTGGAGTTGGTTTTCTCTTCGGGGAAACCGCGCGTGGTGACCATGTACTCCTCAGACAACACCGAGGTGCTTGCTCCTCTTCATTATTCTCTCTACTCCACCCTTAAGCGGAAGGGATGGTTGCTCGTTGGTGACCCGACCGATGAGCACATTGGCAGCCTTAATGGGGCGCAGTTCCAATCTATTGACTATAGTTCTGCGACTGATAACATCAAGGCTGAGTACGTCCGTGAGGCAATCGACGTGCTCATTCAGAAGGCCTCCCACCTGTCTGAGGAAGAGGTACGCGCTTTGCGTGTATTGGGTGAATTGCGGTTGGATGACAACAACCTCATGTCTGCGGTGTATCCTGCTGACCTCTCGGATTTTGTCCGAGGTAGGGTGGCTACGCGCGGTCAGCCCATGGGCTCAGTGATGAGCTTTCCCCTTCTTTGTCTGATCAATAAGGCGGTGGTAGATTTGGCGGTCACCGAACTTCTGGAATCGGGGAAAATAGGATTCAAAGAGTGGTCGGGGCATAGGTGTCTCATCAATGGAGACGACCTGCTGTTCAGAGAGCCCCGATCAGACACTGGAATGCGAGCCCTCGTGCGTAGACATGGCGGTGAAGTTGGCTTTGTTGTCAACGGAGACAAGTCTATGGAGTCCGAGAGGGAAGCGGAGGTAAACTCCCGTCTGTTCCGTGACGGGAGGCATGTAAAGAAACTCAATGCGTCGGCGTTGTGGATGGATCCGGATGTCGAGGACGTTCTGGGGTTTGCGTTTCAGGCTACACCTGATGAACAATCTTTTCGGAAGGTTGTCAGAGGTAACCTCCATATCCTGCGTAAGCAGGCCGACAAGAAAGTGCACGCCTTGCCGAGAAGTCTTCAGCGGGCTTGTAGGAAGGACAGAGCCATCCGGGCAGCTATATGCTGCGCTCCTGTTGCTGTAAGGCCCTTGGTGGTGGGTCCTCTGACCATGTCGGTTCGCCCGGATGATTATGACCTTACCAGGGAGGAGAGTTCCATTTGCATTAGGGAGGAGGTTGAGCGTGTTCGGCCCGCGGGACTTCGGTTCTGCACCGAGCCTAGGGAGAAGTTCAAAACTTCGTTTGTACCAAACGCCCATTCCTACTCCGCTGCTTTGCGTCGTAAATTGAGTAGCGATGAAGAGCTCATACTATCGTGCCTTCAACGCCGCTTTTACCTCAAACGATGGGAGAGTGTATCCTCGGACTTGGACATCCGGGGTTCCTACGACACCTTTGACCTGTCGGAGTTTAACGACTCTGCTGTGGTCGGGGGTGGTCGTTCGATCATTGAATACATTCGTGCCCGTAAGGGTATCACCGTGCG